ATAGTTGTATAGTCTTTGAGAGTCTTTAGCATTGCGAACAAGACCAGAGATGTAGCGTTTGCCTTGTACCCAGACCTCATGACCGATTACTGGAACAACGGGAATGTACTTCGTTGGCAGTTCTGAACGCTCCAGCACTACAGAGCCAGTGACCTTGCACCACATGCAGCGTTTAACGTCTGCCGTTCTAGTGCGACCAGTCTCAGGATCAGATATTTCCTGCTCTTCATGCTCGATATAATAATACTCAGCTACGCGCACTGAATCCTTTGAATACCAGCCCTGCATGTCTCCATTGCCAGCATCATCAAACTGCGTAGGATCTACATTAGGATACTGGCGCTTAAAGTCTTCCTTCGCAATCTCTTCAGCGATAACACACCATTCAGCATCAGATCCATCTGGACTCTTGCTATGGTTATCGTAATAAACCTTGAACGGATCAGGAATGCGGTCAATGAAGATCTCTTGATCAAATGATGTGTCGGATGACCAGTCATTGCGAACGCGGATATAGCCAAGACCAGTGTCTACTTGCCATTCGACTGCTGTGTCATAAGCTATAGAGGCATTTGAATTATCTTGGATATGACGCACTAAGCCCATTAAGACTTCTGCTGTTTCTTGATCAGCGCCATCATTGACTGGCCTGATACGAATGCTTGGCGTATTCTGACGGATCTCATTAACCACTCGATCACGGAACTGCAATAGCCGATTGACTACCAGCATTGGCCGTTCTTTTCCTGGCCGATTGCGGTCATACTTTGCGGCTTCCGGCCATTGATCGCCGAGACGCGCAAATCGGATGTCATCCAACCGCTCTTGTCTGTTCTGTGCTTCAAACTCTACTGCTTGAGAGAATCTCTTACGGATCTCATTAAGCAGCTTCTCATCTGGCTCTTCCGCTGGCTCATTAATACCAATGGAATTAAAGATTGAATCATCGTCTAGGTTCATAGTAATACCATTGGTTAGTTCATCCAGCTTCCGGCTACGCCAGTGTCACGATCTTTGCGGCGCTTAATATTATCATTCTTCAGCATATCAATACATGTTGAAAGATAACGGAAAGCATCAGCGCCATGAGAATATTCGTCATGCAATGGACCGCCAGGTTGATTAGTTGTTGAGTTTATTGAACGACGATAGCGCTTGAGGCATTCCTGCAATCGCTTAGTTGTGTTCTGATCCATCCAGACATGTGGCAATAACATGCGCGATAGCTTTATGCCGTGTTCTACATCGCCGACTGGAATGATCTCAACATCCCAGCCTTGAGCGGTCATGATCTCAGCCGCACTTTTGCCAGTCTTGTAGTCTTTGGTCACACCGTCATGAGGTAGCCAGATCTTGCCCCAGTTGAATGGTAGTTTCTTTAGTTCAGCCGAGTACCAGTCTAAGGTCTGGAATGACTCTTCAATGTAATGAATAATCCTGCACTCTGATCCTGATCGTTGTGCAACAATGATGGTCATCGCATCATTCCAGCCGAGGTCAAAGATCGCATGTGCTTTGAGGAACGGATCATGCTTGACATGAGTAATTCTGTGGTCGTCGATCATTGCTTGGAATTCTTCAGCGAAGATGGCCCCATCTACAACAGTCTTTGGCACACCCTCCCATATGTTGGAATATCCTTTGATATCGACATTGAGGCAATGCTGGCGTTCTTTTTCTAATACATCTGGAAACCAGGGATTGTCTGCGTAGTTTATTTTGACAATGAGCGAGTCAGGTGGGGTATTAAGTACAAATCGCTGATAGGTTTCGTCTGTGTCCAGGTCTGGATTGAGAGACACCCAGATTTCACTATTAGGAGCGCGAATAGTAGGAATAAGAATATCCCAGGACTTTTTGGATACTGTTTGAGCCTCTTCAATCCAGCATCTATCGCAGCCTTCAAATGATTTAATACTTTCAACGGTATGATTAGCAAGACCAGCAAAACTAAACGTACTGCCGTTAATGCCGGAGATCTGTGTTTCTGTGACATTGTAGAACTGTCCGAGGTTTAAAGCCTGGATCTGATCGACTAATAGCGTATGAACAGACTGTTTGATGGACTTCTGCACTTCACGAGCGCATAAGACCCGCAGTGGAGATTGAGCGGCTTGGATTAGTAAAGCTCTAGCGAAAGCCCAGGACTTGCCAGAACCTCGACCGCCATAAGCTACTTTGTAACGGTATGGTTGGAATATTCCTTGGAGCTTCTTTGGAAAGCTGGCTGTTGTTTCAGTCTCCACAAATTAACCTATTTCTTGCATTTGCGACAATTGTTTTATTGCACTCATCACAACAAGATCCATCAATATTAATAGGCCAAGGATTATTTAATGCTGGCGTTGATTTGCAAAAACAACATCTACCAAAAACAAAAAACTTAACCCAACATTTTAGGTCAAGAATTTTGTTGGTTTCAGTCAAACTTCACCTTGATTGAATGTTGAACTGGACCGCCGTCAGCGCCAGTTATTTGATTCTTTACTTCAGCGGGAATGATCTTGCCAAGTAATGAAGCATAAGCAGATGAGTTTGTTTCAGCGAGTTGTCTAAAATAATCAGCGCCGCCAGCGTCTTCAAGAGATTTCATTAACATCTCTTTTATTTCTTTAGTTTGTTTATTTAAAGCGCCAGGAGGTCTGCCCATTCCAGCGCGAGGCGGCTTACGTTTCTTAGTATCTTGTTCTATTTTAGTGTCTGTCATATTCGTGACATCATTAATCCTCAGATCTTTCTATCCAAAGTTCACAAGTATCCGTCATAGCCTTGGGTTCTGGTCTGTCATCCAATAGACTATTAACAAGGCAATAGCCATGGCCGAAACAAGTTCTATTTGGCTCAAAATATTCACAATTAGAACACTCTTTTTTCAAAATCATTTAGCTTAGCCATGTAGTGTTTGGCTTTTTCCAGATCATTAGACTCGCCAGGTTTAGAGTTGTTTCGCATAGAGTGCTTGATTATACAGCCTTTGAGATAGCCTGAGAATTCTTCTGCTGTCAAGAGCAATTCCATGACTTCCCAGGGTTGAACTGCCATGCGCTTGTAATGATCGCCGCCAGCTTGATGTTCGTTAATGTCTCTAGCACCATCGCCTCTTTCGCCATCTGCCCAGGTTGTTTGCTCTTTCATCTTATCTCATCCCATTGTTCCGGCGTTGCATCGTCAATGCTGACTCTTGTATCAGCTTGCGCTGTTAATGTTTCTTTTACGAACACACCGTTGGGCTGTAAAGTGCCTCGCCTATCCTTAATCTCATTGTAAGCCGATTCTAGGCACGAAAGTAAATCTAGGCGCTCTATGTCGGCTAAGATGATTAAAACGACTAGCGAGTCTCCTATGCCGTCTATGACCCCATCGCGGTCCTTCTTGATGACTGCATCGCATAGTTCGCCAACTTCGGACACTAACTTTAGCGCCTGGACCTGACTGCTGCTATTCGGAATGATCTGTCTAGCTTCTGCCCAGCGTAGGACGTCTAGTTCTAATTCTTGAAAAGATGGCATTATAAACTCCTCTTCTTTTTCCAGTTGTTTCTCATCCAGGCACTAGCACGTTCTTTCTGTAAGCACCCGCATGACTGTGATTTCTTATTTAGAATGTTCTGCACTAGAACGGACTTGATTTTTCCGCAGCGGCATTTTGCAACAACGACTTGTTTTCGCTGAGTGCTAAAGATCTTATCTTCTGCATTGTCCAGAATAGTCCAATAGCCGAATATTCTACCCACTAGATCTTCTCTTGTTTTAGCCATTCTTTTTCTTCATCGCTTAATTTTGGAAGTCCGCAATAGTGAGTGAATTCACCAGAAGGATAATATTGACCGACCACCGCAGAACCATATGCAGTTCTTAATAACATCTTTACGCCTTCTGATGGCTTATTATCTTTAGTGATACGCTTCCAGACCGGCATATACTCAGCAAAATATCTGTCGCTCATTCATACTTCTCAATAGTTATTATCAAACCGCCATTGATTACTGGTTCGCCATAGTAGGCATAGATCCGGCGCACCTGTTTGTCATTCGCGAATACAATACCCTGGAGCGCATCTAGAGTTGCTTTAATGCAGTTATCTAGATCTATGATGACCTTTGACTCACGCCCAGACATCGTCTCCTTTGGCCTCAGTTCTATTATCACAGAGACCTGATCGCTAGTCAAAGCAATCTTGTGCTTGCTTGCAACGTACTTGACTTCATTGCGATATCGGATCGCTTCTTTACTGAGAACTTGCTTGTTCTTGTAGACGCGCCAGATTGCGTTCATCGAAACAGGATAAGGAAGTTCTAATGTGATTGTCCGCATGGTCATACCCATTGGATGGCATCATTACCGTACCCAAATACCCAGCCTATAGGCATGGGGTATTTCGGGTACGAAGAATCAATGACTTGCGGAAGCCTGTACCCAGTACCCAAACGTACCTTAGGTATTTTAGGTACGATTGTACCCAGTACCTAAAGTGTACCCCGGGTACTTTGGGTACGATTAGCTTAGTCATCTTTTTGTAAAAGCATGCATGTTTTTTCCAGTTCATTGACCACAATCCATCCTGCCTTGTATGGTTCTATGATAGCACCATTGAGTAAAAAGCCGATTAGCTTGTCAGTGTTGCTGGCGACAAGATGGTTCTTGATGGTCTGCTTTGCCCATCCCATGCGCTCAAGATAGATGGTTAGATCGTCTTTGCTCAAATATGGATAGTCATTAATAACATCTGCGCCAGATTCTATCCAAGCATTAACAAATGTTTTCATGTTTTTTGCTAATTTAGAATCTGTTTTCTTTGGCTTATTCTCATCATCTAATGGCTTAACTACACAAGTAGTAGCATCAGCACCAAACTTAGTTTTACCCATTTTTAGAACTTCTAATTCAAAGTAAAACTCTTCGCCTTTGCTAGATAATGCTCTTTGCTTGGTAATAGTGGCGCATTTTATATTATCCTTTTCTGATACTTCTATTTCAGTATCAATGTGCGCTCTAATACCAGACCAGCCTCTACCGCCTTTTGCCGCATCTTTACCACAATGATGAACAATTAAAACCGCGCTGGAGACACTATTCATTATGTGGTCAAACCGCGCCATGATCGGACCCATGTCTGTTCCTGAGTTTTCGTTAGCGCCAGCGGAGATCCTAGCCAAAGTGTCACCAATGATTAGCTTGCACTTTACGTTGCGCATTTGTTCTTCTTGCTTAACCAGGGTGATTATGCGGTTAACGTCATAATCGCTTTCATGAAAGTTTACGGCTACTTGGATAATAAGAAGGTTAGGAATTTTTTTATCATGATATTTTTGATGAGCTTGTATTCTTGCCTTAACAGTCTCCGGCGACTCAGTAGCAAGATAGACGACAAGCCCTTCCTCTACCTGTTTTCCAAACCAGATACGGCCACTAGATATGTG